TTTGGTCTACAGAAGAGACCTCCTGGGGAATATGTTGGTAAACTAGCTAACGCTACTGACGGTGGTGAATGGTTTGAGATCTTAAGAGATGGTGATGAAAGATATTTAATTCAAATTACATCTGGTAACTCACCTGTTATTAAGGTATGGGATCTAGCTGATGGTACACAGAAAACAGTTAACTTTACAGGTGGTGCATCTAGTAACTATAACTATTTAATTAAGACTGGTACTCAGCCTTATGGTAAGTTAACTCTTAATGATTATACGATCATTACTAACCCTGAGAAGGAAGTTACCAAGGCACGTACTACAGCATCATTCCAAGACAATTATGCATTTATAACACTAAATGAAATTGCATATAACTCAGAGTATGTTATAGCTCTAGGTAATACTAGCCTTTCATCCACTACTAAATACAGAATCAACGCATTAGAAGTTGTAAAAGATGGTACCAGTTCTCCTACTTGGGAAACTGATTCACCTAATGCTGCTTATACAGGACAGACAGAATACTATCTTGAGTCAGATGGTGATGCATGGGACCAAGTTAAGTTCACAGTGGTTGTTAATGCAATACATTATATTAACACATACGATGGTAATAATCCTCAATACAATACACAGTATACAGCTACTGTAACACTACAGGAGACTGGTTTTAACGTAGGTACTAACTGGGCTAATCTAACTAAGACTGTTAGTGTTAACGGACAGAACTGGACAGTTAAAATCAAAGGTGTATCTGCATATGAATCATACTCTGATGCTAATGCAGCTATTTATAGGACTCCTTTGAATATAAGGAAAGGTGAGATTACTAAAGACACTGTACTAGGTAACCTCAAGGCAGCTATTGAAGCTAAGTATACTGGATCAGGAGGTACTGTAGATGCTACTGCTACCATATCTGGTAACGGTTTATTCATATCAACTAACGCTGCCTTTGGAGCTATAGGTGTAAGAGGAGGTCTAACAGGGAACTCTCTAGAAGCGTTCACTGATACAGCTCAGAATATATCTAAGCTACCAGGTACTTGTAAAGATGGTTATATTGTTAAGATCGCTAACACTGAAGATGCTGATGCTGATGACTACTATGTTAAATTTATAACAGGTGGTTCAGGTGTAGGTGACGTCGG